TTTTTTTAGGTGGTTTTGGTTTTTTTCCGTACCCTTTTCCGTATGCCATAAATATCCTTATTTATTTAAACCTACTGCACTACCAGTTAAGATAGCACCAAAAGCTAGGTGAAACAATCCACCTCCCATTAAAGTAAACGGACTATGTTGTCCAGTTAACTTTTTCATAAGTTCCATTTGCACCATTGGCTCACTTGTAGCATTTATAACTTCCATAAACGCACTAATATCTGGTCTATTAATTCCATACCAAACTGGTACAAACAAAAAATCATAAAAACAAATTACTAAATATAAAACTAATGCTGTCCAACGCCATCTTTGTGTGCTTCTTTCTACCTCTGTCATTTAAATACAAGGTGGTGTACACCTTAGAGCATTAGCACCTATCCATATAGTTACTAAAAAAGCAAGTACAACACAACCAATAAGTATAGCTAGACCCTTAGTCATGCCGAGTCATTGTTCTTCTTTTTCTTTTTCTTTTTCTTTTGTTTATCTTGTTTTAGTTTAATTTGTTTCTTTAGTTTCTTAATAGCATTGCCTTGATTGTTTTTAGCTTTAATTAACTTTGAAGTTTTTGTTTGTAACTCTTCAACCATCTGAGTAAGTAGTTCAATTTGTTCATGTCCTATTGCCATACCTTCTACAACATTAGCTAAATCAATACGCATCATTATTTGATTTTCTATAACAGCTTCTTGATTAGCTTGTTCATACTTTGAATACATAATTTCTACTTTACTGTCTATCTTACTAACATACCAAAGCATACCACCTGCTTGTACAGCTATAGCCATTATTAGTGCCAAAGGCATCTTCATTCCGTTCATGGTTTTTTGCTCCATTTAAATGTTTGACTTGCTTTTACTGAAGGATTGCTTAAATTGTCAGCTTTACTAGAAGCTGATATGACTGTTTTATCTGGAAAGACAGAACATCCTGCCATTGTTATTGCTATTAAAAAAATAAAAACTTTCATGTAACCTCCTTATGTAAGTATGTACCACCCTGTTATTATGTATTTATCTCCAGACAAAGGTGGGTTGCCTCTATGTGCGTAATTAAATTGTGCAGGGAATATACATATATCACCTTTTTTTGCTTTAACTCTTTTACTCTGGTATAAAAACTCTGTTTCACCACCTTCTTCTACATCATTTAAATATATAGTCCAAGCAAGAACTCTATCTGACGAACTGTAATCTGTTTGTTCAAAATGCCAAAGATGATAACCTTCGCCTACAGAAGTTTTTTGCAATTTTTGTCTTGTACTTCTTAAATTACAAAGTAATAAAGTTTCAAATATTCCTACATATTCTGTCAAAGCAATATTTAACGCTTCATTTACATGTTCTGAAATATCTTCATTACATACTTCATTGTCTATAGAAAAATTGTTTAAACGATTTTGTTCATCTAAAAATGTTTGTTTATCTTTTCTAGCTAATGTTATTTTAGGATAAGTTGTATCGTTAGCTATTCGACTAGGATTAGTTCTACTTATATCCTCAAAAATCTTTATAGCTAAATCACACATCTCATCTGGAAATTTGTAATCAGAAGTATAAATACTATAATCTTCAGTTTTTTTAACTATTGCCATACCAACTTACAAATTGATTCATACAAAATCTTCCAAGCCCTTTACCTTTATCTTTCTCATCTAAAGAAATTTCTGATACTTCGTGCATAATGTGCGATGGAAATACAATAGTGGTGTTATTAGTTACTTCAAATCTTAAATTAAAATCAGTAAATATTATCTCACCGCCTTTGAATTTTTTAGGTTCAACAAAGAAATAAGATAAAGCTGTTATTAATACATCATCTCTATGAGATTTATAATAATCAGTATCTTCATAATAAGATATTAAAGTTCTGTATTCACTAAATTCTAAATTTTTATAATACCAAGATTTATCAATTTCTTTATCTTCAAAAATATCAAATAACTTTTTGTTATGAGATAACACACTTGAATACTCTCTTTCTGAATATATATTATCAAAAAATTTAGCTTTATTCTTTTTTAAAGACTCACCAGTAACACCATGTTTAGCAGTTGCGGTATCTTCTGGGTCTAAAAATAAACCTTTACTTTCAAAATGAACCATTTCATCAAACATTTCTTTGCGTTCTTTCTTTGTCCACAAATTTTCAATAGTAATATAATGAAAGGGTTCTGTATGCACTTTAATTTTCATTACTTTAATGCTTTTTTATTTACTATACTTTGGTTAACAAGATTATTAAATTCTGTTTGACCTTTAACTGTTTCATTTCTAAAACTTTCAAGTGCAGCCGATTGACCTCTATTTGTAGCTGACATTTCAATTTGTAACATAGGCATCCAAGATATAGCACAAGACCAATCATCTACTATATCACCTGTGTTAGCATCTAGTCCAGCTACTTTAGTGTACCACATACATCTGTAGATTTTATTATCTCGTATTTCTTCACACTCGCTTCCAAGTGGACAAGTAAACTCTACTTCTAATTCTTTTTTATTAGCCATGCCTCATATTATACACTAAGGTTTTGGATGTGCTGCCTTAACTGCTGCTATAGCATCTCGCCAAGTAGTTGTACTATTTAATAAATCATGGTATTGTTGGTCTAATTGCTCTCCAATATCAGCATATATAGGTGCTGAACCATGTACACGATTCCAACTATGTGTTGCTATTTCTGCTGCTCGTGCTGTTTCTGACTCTGATATTGCTGTTGCTTCAGCATTTTTAGCAGTTGTCCATAAATCTGTCATAGTTGTGTAATCACTAATAGCAGTAATAGCTAAAGTAGCCGTACCATCATTATATTCAACTGTTCCGTTTGAACCATCAAATTGTACAGCATGAACATTAGAAGCAAGACTTGTACAATCTATTCCATTATATCCAACTGCATCTACTGATACAAAACTATCTTCTCTTATTATCGTTAATGTTGTCATACTATCTCCTATGCATCCTTACTACAAATAATTACATCAATATACTGTGGTGCAGATATTGTGTGTGAGTGAGCGTTTGCTGAACCAGAATTGCCTGGGGTTGTTGAACCACCTGCTCCTGGAGTTGCTGCTGCTGTATTACCCGACATTCCGTGGGAGTGAGCACTACCACCACCTGTTGCACGACTGACTCGTTCAGAACCACCTTGATTGTGTCCTTGTGCTTGTGCAGGTAAACATGGTTGTCCACCACTACCTGCGTTATTTCTAATAATTAATTGGTGAGTATGAGAAGCAAGTTGTGCTGTACTTAATGTATGGTTTGCAGCAGCCATGTTACCGCCACCGTGTCCGTGTGATGCTCCTGTATGCGTGTGGGCTGCGGAACTGTGAACGTGTGCCCCAACTTCATTTGTTGTTACTCCACTACTTGTTGCCCAAGTACCACCTGCACCACCACCATTTCCAGATACAACTCTTAATACTTTGTTGTTCTGAGATGTAACCTTTGTCCAACCCGAAGGTGCTGCTGCTTGGAAGAAACACATTACAGAACCATTAGGAATAAAATCTTCTGACGATACTGTCGCCCAAGTTAAACCACCGTTGTTACCAGATTGTTTACTAAGGAACTGTCCGTTACTACCAGCATTAGATACATAAAGATTATCTTCATCTACTGATTGAGAAGCTAAATGTTCTAAGTCAATACTAGCTGCTGCGTAGTGTTCACTATTTAAAACATTATCAGCTATCAAAGCTGCGGTAATTGCATCACCTGCTATCTTAGCTGTAGTTATTTCACCATTTGTAATGTGTGCAGTTCTTACAGCACCATCAACAATAGCATCTGTATTTACTGAATTTGGTGCTAAGTGTTCAGCATCAATACTGTCTGCTGCGTAGTGTTCTGAATCAAGTGCATTATCAGCTATTTTAGTACCATCTATAATATCTGCTGCTAGATGTTCTCTATCAATACTTCCAGCAATATAGTGTTGACTATTTAAAGTGTCATTAGGAATACTTGCAGCAACTACCGCTCCAGCAGCAAGTTCACTAACACCTACAGAGTTAGCTGCAAGTTCACCAGCCGTAATACTATTAGCTGCTATGTGAACAGCGTCAATACTTCTATCAACATACTGGTTAGAATCAATTGAGTTTGCAGCCATCTTAACTTGCGTAATGACTGCACTTGCTATATGACTTGTGTCTATTGAACCATCAACTAACTCGGAAGTACCAACTGAGTTTGCTGCAATGTTATCACTATCAACACAATTATTAGCTAAATGAACGTGGTCAATAGAGCCATCAACATACTGGTCTGAGTCTACAGAGTTAACTGCCATTTTAGCTACTGTTACTGCATCATCTGCTAATGCTGCTGTTGCTATAGAACCACCAGTAATCTTAACATCTGTTTGTGTTGCTGCTAGTAATGTATCAGCAGTTACACGAAGTTGAAAGTTATCACCAGAGTCAAAAGCCTGTGCTGAAGTGCCACCTTGTGCTCTTGTTACTGTAAGTGATGTAGTGCCAGAAGTTACTTTAACTATTTCTATCTTAGTGTTTGCTGTGTTTGCAATTGTAGCAAAGAAATATTCTCCAGAACCTAGACTTGGAAAACCACTAAAACTAGCAATTGGTATTGTTGTTGTTGAATTGTTAATGCCTGCACTTAAAGAAGTCGAGGCATTATTTGAATAAATTACAGGCATTGTCTATCCCCTTATGAAATTGTAACTGTCCAAGTGATTGTAAGAATATCACCAGCACCCTTATTAACCGCACTAAATACTGTACGAGCCATCATAGTTCCACCAGATGAAGCTGAAAATAAACCCGCTTCAGTCAATGCACCTGTACCATCACCAGCAGCCCAAACCGCAGTGTGTACAATTGTATTATTAGATGGTGCACCACCAGATACAGATAAAGCATTTCTATCTGTTTCTGTTACTAGTGCTGTGTTGTTTGCTGCTACAGATGTAGTACCTGTACCAACAGCCATGTGTGTCATCTTATTACCTGCGTCAGTAATTAACGCAGCTATGTTATTTTTTCCAGCAGTAACAATAGTGTTAGGTATTTCCCTAATTACTTTGCCGTTTTTCTGGATAGTTACTTCACCAGTAACTTTAAAGTTTTCGTTTATCATTTTAATACTTCTCCTAATTGAATTGTGATAAATTATAAGTGCTTCCATTAAACTGGTTTGGCACTATTAAAGACATTCCTATGCTATCACTAGCAGTTGCAGTATCAGTTAAACCCTTCTGGGTATTAAGCAATAGTGCATCGGAAATCGTTGCTGCACTTGCAAAGTCTGGAGCATTTTGTTGCGAAATTGAATCTGAAATTGTTACAGAATCAGTTTTAGCTAACTGAATGTTAAGACCTATTGAGTCTGATGTTGATGCAGTTTCACTTAATACTTTACTAGTATGTAATGACACTCCATCTGAAACTGTTACCGAGTCCGTAAAGAACTCAAAGTCATCTCCCTCACCATTGAAGAAGAAATCGTTTATCTTAGCTACATTAAACATAGAGTTTGAACTAGCTAACTCAAAACCAATACTATCACTTAATCCTACTGTATCAGCGTTAGTTGGTTGTTGAAAATTCTTTGCTATACCGCCATCATCTGATATAGCTTGGCTATTAATTACTACTTTTTCGCCATTAATATTGGCTGTATCACTTGAGCCTACTGCATCAACAAGAAAATACTGTTGATGTTTTGTTATTGAATCAGATACATTTACTAATTCAGTAAAAAATAACTCATCTATAATTCTTTGTCTACGATGAACTGCTGCTCTTTTAGTAACTGACCAATGTACTTTTTGAGCAGCTGGAAACTTTGTTACCAGACTCCGAATCTTTCCTCTACGGTCAATTCTAGTTTTCTTAGCCATTACGCTCTAAACAACTGTCGTCTTTTACCAATAGCTTGTCTTTCAACTAATTCTCTTAACTCTTCTTTAAGGCTTTCAGCCATTGGCGAAAAACTTCTAATGACTTTTGCATCTTTTCCTTTAGGGATTTTGCCAGATGGCGTACCCGCATACGAGCCACCTTTACCTCCAGAACGAGAGTCGCTTGGAGTTTTTGTATTTGAGTGTTTATATTCATAAGTTGTTGCCTCTGTCTTACCTTTCTCATTATTTGATTTTAAACTTGCAGAGCCATAAGATGGTGCTCCTCCGTTTGATTTTATTCCCTCTGCTTCTTCTATAGGATTCATTAAATCGTCAAGCATAGCCATAAGGTTGTCAATTTCTGACTCTGATTCTGGCTCATCTGCAAACTTTAAAGCATTATGTTCTTTATAATGCTCCATGTCCATGTCTGCTGGATATTTTGCATAAGTTTCCTCAAGCACTCTTGTCCAGATTTCTCTTAGTTTTGCCTTAAACCTATCTAATTCTAAAGTTTCTACAGAATCATGGTCGCAAGTATCTTCAAATATGTCCACTAAATTTATCCTTATATTTGCCGTTTTTGGTTTCGCTAATTCTTTTACGCTCTCTTTGCGTAAACGCTGTTGAATCATATCCAAAAGTAGGGTGTATGCCACTATTAATAGTCATAATAACATGACCTTTATTACCACACTCTGGACAATCTTTCTTAACTTGCCTATCTTTGTACGAACATAACTCTTCAAAGACATGACCAGTTTTACATTCGTAATCGTAGTACGGCATAGTTAGATATGCGGATGGACATGTAATGCTTCAAATCCACTTAGCATTAAACTTATACCAACAACAGATACAATAATGACAGTTGTTTTGCTCGATAATATTTGTACAATTAATTCTTTCATTTATAACTCCAAGTTAATTCAGAATAACCCCCTCGTTAGAAGGGGTTACAACTTAACTAACTATCTTAGTTTGCTGCGTCTACAACAAAAGCAACACCAGAAGTAGCACGTAATGTAGCTACTCCGTAGATAGTATCAGCAGTGAACAAATCACCTAAATACTCTTGCTTATATTGTGTTTGTGAACGCACACCAACTTGTTCAGCTAGACATAAAGCATCTTTATGCATCATTACACCAACTCTGCTTGTTCCGACTGTCGGAGCATTGTTAGAAATAAATACATCCATGCCATATATCATGCCAATTTTGCCAGTTGAAATCGCAGCACCATTACCGATAAACTGTTGTTCAGTAAATCTATTGATACTTAGCATTTCATTAGCTGCTACTGGTGGGATAACCATAACTCTGTTATCCATTGGAACATCAGCATTATCTAGTGTAAGAATCATTTTACGGATTCCTGCATCTGTAATGTCTGAAGCATTGTCTGAACCACCAGTATAAAGAGTAGAACCATTTCCACCAATTACTGCTTTTTCAAATAATGCATTACCAGAACCACCTGCTACTCCACCTTGAAACTCTTCAGATAGGGCAAACAAGTCTGAATCTACACGAGTAGCAAGTGCATAACCTGCGTCATCAGTATAGAACTTTCTCATTGATGCAAGTGCTTGAACTTCTGCAATATCTTCGATTAACTTTGAATACTCATAATGAGTAGCAATGTCAACACCTAATACTGTGTTAGTTGCTGCACTTAATGTTACTTGAGTGTCTGCTGCTTTAATTGTTGCAGCTCCTCTTGCTGGAATTGGGATATAAATTTTATCACCCTTCTTTCCTTTATGTTGTAATTTTGTAACAACATTAGCCATTACTAAATTTTTCTTATACGCACCTATTACTTCATCGCTCCACAACTCGGGGATGAAGTTATTGGCGACTGCTCTTGTTACTGCTGGACTGCCACTGAAAGCCATTTGCTTCTCCTATTAATGATTATTTTACCCTTCCTTCCGCATACGCTTCTTGAATTTCATCAGAAAGCGAAGCATAACGATTAGGGTCTGTTATCTGTAAGTTGATTAAATCAGACCTACGATACATTTTTTTGCCACCGACAGATTGTGTGGAACGAGTTTCGGATTTAGTTTGTCGTAATGCTTTATCAACTTTAGCCTTTTCACTTTTCTGAACTTCTTTGGTTTTAGTAACCATATTGATTTTATCGTACATATCAAAAAGTTCGATTGCGTAATCTGGCCTGTGTTCTGTATCGGCTTTACGGAATATATCCTTTCTTATTTCACTAGCACCTACCCAGTCTTGAAATTGCTTGTCTCCGACACGCTCTTGCCAATCTGGATATGCCTTTTCAAGAACATTCAACTTTTGTTGATTGGCTTGTTCGGCTTGTTGCTGTCTTGCAGCTAGTACATCTGGATGATTTTCTATAGCTGAGTTAACTGCTTTTGCAGGGTCAATATAAAAAGTATCTTCAAAACTAGCTTCTTCTTCTTGTGGCTCTTCTATAGCACTAGACTTATTTTGTGCTTCAAGTAAACTTTGAATCAATTTCCGTTGTTCTCCAACTTCTGAACCTTGTTTACCAAACGCAGATTCTGCGTTTTGATGCATTTCAATTACCTCTTGCATGGATTTCCCTGCATATTTCGTAGGTACTTCGTATTCTGGTACTGCTTCAGCTACCGTTTCTACTACTTCTGTTTCTACCTGCGTTTCTGTTATAGGTTGTTCCATTGGTGCTTCGTCTACTACTATACTCATTTTTTTTCTCCGCCCACGTGGGGTTCTGAAGTTGTATTATGTTGGATTTCCGTCTTGGAGTTCTTCCAACGCTAGGTTTGTTGCAGTATCTAAACTTAATAAAAAGTTTAAAATACGCAACTGACCCTTGATTACCCAAAGGTCTTGCTCAGAGTTTATATTATCTAAATTAGTAATACTTCCCTCTAAATTCTCTAATTCTTCTACTAAATCGTACCATCCTTCACTTCTAGTCATGTCTAATCTATCAGATAAGAAGGCCTCGTCTGTTTTTGGCATGGTTATTGTACTCTAGTATTTACTTGTCTTACTTGCCCAGCTTGTTTTGCTTTAGCTAGGTTTAAAATAGTTTCAGATTTAAGATGTTCTACTTCTGGAATGTTTCTAGCAGTTTCAGAAACTTGATTAGCCATACTAATCTTAGCTTGTTGCATATTAACTTCTTTCATTGCCATATCCATCTCAGTTGGCGACAATGCATTAGCTTCTGCCATATGTTTCTGTGCTCTAGCTTGTTCTTCTTGTGCTTCTGCTATAGTTTTTTGTACATTTGCTTGTGCTTGTTGCATTTGTATATCAATAGCTTGTTGTTGCATAGCATCAATTTCTGGGCTACCTTGTTGTCCATTTTGTAAACCAGCAACAATAGAATCACGATTATGTATGCTTGAATTTTGGAACATAGCTAATAATATAACATTAAACGCAGGTGAATCTTTAGGTATAGCTTGTAACATCTGTACCATTTGCTGAGTTTCAAGTTCTTTAGCCATAATACCCATAGTAGAATAAGGTACAAATTTAAAATCACTAACAGGGTATCTATCAACATCAAACTGTATCTTCCTATACATAGCTTTATGTATCATTGGTATAAGAAATGTGTTTTGAAAATTCATTAAAGTACGCTTTTGTCTTTTAATAGACGCAGATTGCATCATTGACATACCACTAGCAGTATCTCCACCAGCAGACATGTCAGAACTACCTGTTCCCATTTGTATCATGTTCTGTAAACTAGCTACTTGATTAAATGTACTAGGGTCAGTCTGCCCCATGTCTAAAGGCATAATAGCTTCTCTAGGATTACCATTAGTTAGTACAGTTTTACCTGTTCTAATTTCAAATTTTGTTCCTCTTGGTAGTCTAGTTGCGTCAGCAGCCATCATAGGTGTAGTAGTCATAGCTAATGAGTCTATCCTTGCTCTCATTTCAGCGTCTAAAGCCTTCTGTGGGTTATAGCCCTTCTCTGCGACACCCCTCCCCCAGAATTTATTTGGCACAATGTCGTGTTGGTAACTAATAAAAGGTCTATCTACCATGATAAAAGCGTTTTCTTCTACACGCAAAATGTACTCATCATTTGCAATAGTAACTACTGCTTCTATTAATTCATCTTTCTTAGAGTATTCAAAGTCATCTTTGTCAGCACCCTTCTTCATAAATCTTTTAGGTATTAAACCCCAATACTCTGTAATCTTTACATTGTCTGACTCATCTGCTTGTGTACCTTCTGAGTTATACCCCATCTGTACTGTATCGTAATCACCACCTAATGGTACATCACGATAAATACCTGCTTTTATACCTTCTACTACTTGGTATCTAGGTTTAATAACTTCATGTGCAACACCTAATGCTTCATCTATTGAATTAGCAGAGGGGTCTATAAGAAATTCATGTGGAGATATAGGCTCTACCTTTACATCTATAACAGAAAACTCAGTAATACTTCTCATGCCCATCATTGAACCCTCAACAGGTTGTTCAATTGGTGCTCTTTCTATATTTTGGTTAACTACTATCTTTGCAATACCTGTTCCATAGATAGCACCATTAAGAAAAACCTCTGCTATTGCATCTTTGCAGCCAGTCTTTTCTAAATCTTCTTGCAGTAAATTGCGTATGTACTCAGCTTCACTATTGTCTTGGTCAAGCATGTCGTCTTGTAAGTCAAACCACTTGCCTCTGCCAAATGTCGCCTCTTCCAATTCTGCAACAGAAGATTCAATTGCCTGTTGTAAGGCAGGTGCTATAATTCTTGAGCGTTCATGTGTTCTTGTCTTGTCTGATTCAGTCCAAATGCCACGCCATAGACGATAATACTCATCCCATTGAGATGTGTAATTTTGCTCTCTATGATTTCTCCAAGTGTCCAGTCTATACATTAACCAACTAGATAATGCTTGATACTGTAATTCTTTTTGTTCGTGCATTTAAAGTAATCTCCAAAAATTGTTGCGATTATAACACACTATGCAGTTTTAATGTACACTTGTGCTTATCTCATCTATGACAATTGAGCCATCCATGATTAATTTACATATAGATAGGTCTACATTCTCATCAGAAGATATTAAATTAGGGTCTAAGTCATTTGCTAAGTTTGCAATAATGGATAATGCTGCAACATAGCGTAAAGTTATGTTACTTTTATCTTCGCTAAACTCTAATAAGCTATCATATTCTTCTTCGTTTAAATCTTCAATATCCTGCCACATCATCTATCGGGCTCCAGTCATCTTCTAGTTCAATTGTGTGTGCAAAGTCTGCCACGCTTACTTGGTCTATATATGCAAGACTATCAAGCAAGTCGTCATGTGCAAGTCTGTTAGGAAAGTCTAACATCTGGTTCTTAAAATACTTCCAATCTTTATCTGCATTAAATGTTATCTGACCATGCTCCATTCTACCTTGCAGCGACCAAGTTATTCTGTCTAATTTTTTCTTACCACCATGTCGACACTCTATAATAGATATAAAGTTGTTCTCTGTTCTCATTTCATCTTGCAGGTAGGGTAATATGGCGTTACGCAATGCACCAGTTTCAATACCTACTGATGTTGACTCTACCTTTGTCGCAGACAAAAGAATTTTTTTGGCAGTTTCTTTGATATTCCATCTACCATGTAGTATATCTTTAACCCACCACTTATCTCGGTCAATTTTTACAATCGCAATAGCGGTTTCGTCTAATCTAGAGCGTTTTAAGTTCCTTTCTTTCTCACTATCCTCATATCCAGCAGGGTCAACAGCTATACAATAACTACCTTCCTCTGGTTCTTCTGATAATTTAAACCATTCTTCTTTAAAGATACCACCACTAAAGGTTTCAAAAGACGCTTCAAACTCTTGCCTAAAAGACATGGACGACATAGACTTACTAGCAGCAGCAATTTCTTTTGCTGATAGAAATGGGTTATCAACTGAAGTAAATTGGAAAGCATCCCAGTCCTCATCTTCTTTTGCGTCTTGATACAAGTCAAAGAAGTGATTTTTTCCTGCGGGTGTACCAATAAAGAGTGCCCGACCCTCCACATCTGCCAAAGTTGGACGAATTATCTGTTCCCATACTACAGGTTTCATAGAAGCGTACTCATCAAGCACAACATATGAAAGTCCTACGCCCCTCAAGGTTTCTGGTCGGTCTGAGCCTTTGAGATAAATCTTTCTTCCATTAATCAATGTAAGCACAGCCGTATTTTCGTAGGCTTGTAGTATTAAATCTTTACCTAACTCTTTAAGCATAGACCACATTATGTCTTTAGCTTGTTGAAAGGTAGGTGCTATGTAGAATACATCTTTAGATTCGGATTGTATTGCGTTGATTAGTAATAACCAAGCGGAAAGGTAGGATTTACCAAAGCGTCTACCCGCAGCAACAATCTTAAATCGTTTATCTGACTTAAATATTTCTAATTGAGCAGGGTGAAGGTTTATATCTAGTTCAGCCATCGAATTTCTTTGTCATAGGAGTTGAATCAATGGTAACTATTACTTCATCGTCTGATTTCTCTTTGGGTTCTTTCAGTTCGCCCTCTGGAGTTACATCAATTTGTTGTTGTATGCTATCCAGAGAGGAAACATTGATAATTACTTGGGCATCAGCTTTTGTTCTACTAGAGTCCACAGCTTTATGTACAGGTAGTATTCTATCAAGGCACATTTTCAAACAATGTACATCCCCTTCCATAGCTTTTTCAATAACCTTTTCAACTATCTCTGGAGATTTGTTGGACATTAGTTCTCGTGCTAGAGCAGTAAACTTATTCACAGAGCCTTTAGGTCTGCCTACTCCCTCTAAAGGTTTCATACCCTTGTGGAAGTTAGGATTACCAGCTTTCTTTTTCATTTCTGCCATTAGGCTCAGAGTAGAGTTATCTTGTGGGTATTATAACACAAGTGTGTAGTTATATTTCATATTTCGTTTTTTGTGCTTTGGAGGCATTATATATGTACAGCTTTGCCAAGCAGGGCCCCCCTCTGGGGGTCATTGCTTGTATATTAAAAACTTAGCTTTGCTAAGTACCGAGCCTGTAGCTTTTGACTTTGTGAGGACTGGCAATAAGGCTGGTAATAACTGGAGTCCAAGAGAAACTCATGTTATTCTAGGCTTATGCTAGGCCGAACTGAGCCGACTCTTAGGCGAATCCTTCACGCTCTTGCGAAACTAAGCGACAACGGAGCATAGTTGAGCCAGTTTCTGAGAGTAAGATATAAGAGAGAGGGGTACTAAATATTTGCAGGAATAAAAAGATAATCTTCCAAGTAAAAAGATATAAAAGAAATATTAAAGATATATTTAAATGGCTCTTAGTAAATACTTA